AAACAATATAAACTTGGAATTGTAAGAGTTGCCGGTAAAATTTGCACCCCGTAGGGTCTACGTAAATCCGGCGAATATGAAGTGAACTAAACAAAATGTTTAGCTTGTATATTTACCCTCCCCTTAACACTTCTTGGGAGTTGTGGTTTTATGGCACTGGTGGAGTTGTCCCCAGCAGGAACACTGGTGGGCCCTTATAAAATAGGAGATCGAAGTCGTCTCCCGCAGCCACATAAGTGGTCTGATAAAGGGCATGGGTGGTGGTGTGTGCAATTAGGAAAATCTCGGTGAAAACTTGCTACCCCGTTGCGAGTTCGATTTGCTCATAACCACTGTCAGCAACCACCCTGCCAAATTTACGCCCCGTTCTCATCGGGACATCAATCTCCAGAGCTGGATTAACTGACGCTAGAGCAGTTGAATTGCCATACGACGTTGATATGCCTTCAGATATCATTCTCTTGTAGGTAACATCACTCTTGGTGATGTCGACAGTGTAGAAGTACCCAGTGATGTCATCCCTACACCCAGCCGTCATGGTGGAGATAGTTATGTTAACGCCCGTGGGAATGACCTTGAGGCGAAGAGAGCCGCGACGACCTGAGTGACACATAGTGAACCACATAAGTGGTGTTGGTGTGGTGTAATTGTAGTAACCCGTGGATGAAACATCAATACCAAGCCCTCCTTTGGAAGGTTTGCCTGGAAACACAGGGAGCCCGGACATTACCCTACCAACAAGCAATTTGGTATTAGCTGTTGTAATGTGGTCCTCTTTGGTGTGCCAGTACTCATATCTCTTTATGAGATTTCGAGCGCTTTTCGTTGCCTCCCCAAAACTTATTAGTGCCTTTTCGTCGAAATTTGGATTTGAAGGTACAAGCTCAAAGGCCTGAACATCGTCAAAGGCTCTCTCCATCTCACCGCTCTGGGCATACGGAGTTAAAACATTAGAGCCCCATTCAGGCTTTATGGGCGCCGCGAATGTCAAATCCTTGCCCCCGCGATGAAAGAATAAAACATCAATCGTCTGGGCACCATCTGGTCCCACGAGTGGATTAACCACCTCGAGAACTAATTGACCATTATCGAAATCTGCATCATATGGAGGTGAGGCCCCAACCACGTTAATGGCCTGATCCCTGAGCTTAAGGTAGGGTTTGGATTGCCCCCAGCCCACCGACACGCATGTGCCAATGGCATTCGCCTCGTTGTTACTTAAATCAACCAGAACACTATACATAGTATTGAACTCTGCAATGTTGTAGGTATTATTTGGAATGAAAGACCATTTGGTCCTTCCACTCTGGAAATGTGATGAGACGAATATGGCAAGGTACTCGTTGCCACCATAGTGATCTCCATAGGGAAAAGCTGCGGCGGCTACATTTGAATAGTTGGCATAGGTGTTGACTCCTGGGGGAGAGAGCAGGGCAGAGACCATGCTGTCAGGCGTGACCGTGATTTTAGCGAGTATGGTACTCGTGGCATCGGAAGTGTTCCACTAAGCCTTACCAATATACGACCATTTCCTGAAAATGTTCTCGAGAACCAAGGAGTCCCCGGGAGGAGCACTCACGATGGTCGGGTCCACCGCTAGAGCATTGTTGGGGTCGACGGCAAGCTTGTAAGCAATGTCTGCGGCAGAACCGGGAGCCAAAGGCCCCGTAGTCGCATTCCGCATAATGCTATAATTGGACACCGCAGGTCGGCTCCAGCCGAAGATGTCCAAGACCTCGGCAGTAATGCCAGCTGCCTGCTCTCCCATGCCAGCAAAAGGACCTATTATGGGTATTTCCTTAAGGAGTCCCATGGCCGCGGAAACTGAGGAAGCTGTAGCTGACCACTTGCCTTTTGAAACTTCATCGGCCTGTTCCTACTCAACACTGGCCTTGGCCTCAGTAAGCTTTAACGGCTTCGAAGCCCTTTTCTTCCGCACAGTCTTAGCGGAACGTGACTATGCCACTGGCATCCTCAAATCGACATCCAGAAGAGACGCCCAAATAGAGATGTTAACATCAGTGGCGGTCGCATTAACGACCCTGAGCAGAGTCGAATGACCCATTAGAAGTCCAAAAGAAGTTTCTTGGGTCGACACATAAGGTAGTGGCATGAAATCCCTGTCGTAGAAGAAAGGTAGGGTTTTCTCTACCACGGTGTTATTGGCTGGATTAAGCATGGAAAATCCCGGGAGGTTGGAAATACGGCCCAGGGATACATCATGCAATAAAGGATTGCCAATGGTTATGTACTCATTCTCCGTAAGGGGATTGAGATCTTCACCTGTGGCATTCCTCGCAAGAGGGTACCAACCAAGGAAGAATCTTCCATTGTGGAAAGGAGTGCCGTTAATCATCACTCTAATTCGGAGTTTGAACCTCATTAGGTGATAATTTTCCAGCTTTGCTGCAACACTGGGAATAGCAAGATATAGGCCCAAGGGATCTATCCGCAGAGGCTGCGTGGTACCAACAATCCAGGATGCATTGTAAATTTGGGCTGGACGGGATAGGAACTCGCCCAGCCCCGCCTCCAAAGGGCGGGGGATCACTCCTACTGGAGTTATTTCGTCAACCAGGGTCTCCTGGTCAACTTCTGCCTCATCGGCATAGTGTAAAATTGCTTCTTGCGTTGTTTCTTTGAGCTCCGAGTCGTCGCCCTTAAGTTGTCCGCTGTTGGCGGGTTTGTTGTCGGTCATGATGTCATGGTAGTTTCGCTGTTGTTTAAGTACCGAGAACTATTGGTAAAAAGTAAGTTTCGATCCGGACTATGCACGAGCTATGGACCAATCAACTCCGGGATCTATTGAGGTTGATATGCTCGTACCTGCGAGCTTCAAATTGCCTTTCCAAATGTGGACAGGCAATTTTTGGCTCTTGCGTTCCTCTGCAGAACTGCGAATGTAAGTGTTGATCTCCTTTCTCCGTGCTTGCACACGGATTCTTAGGAGACTCATAGCACGTTGAATGTTCAGCAGATGCATATGGAATTCTGTCTTGCTCAGCTAGGCTAGCTCTAACAAAGCTGATTTCAAGACAGAAGCGAGGAAAGAAATTTCGCCACCCAAGGAGTTTTTGTCTCGCCAACAAAAGCTCTTGATGATGCTACCCACGAATAGTGGGGCACGACAGTGGCCGTCGTCCCACACAAACCCTCTCTTTAGGAATACTACTTCCTTGTCAAAGAGTGGGCTAGTATCGGACTTGTCTGCGGGCGTGTAAACTAGTCCGAGAATGGCAAATCCTTCCCGTGCCATCACAAACGTAAATACGCCCTTAATACTGGTGACGAGATTATCGTCCCCATAGGTAGCAAGAATGACGTTGAGATTAAAGTGGCATAAGCCCACAACGTAGTAGGCACTACGCGTAAGGAGGCTATTAGCAATACTATTGATAAAGACAGTCATTGCATGGCCAGAAGGGTTGCTTCCAGTGAGCACGAAGAAATCACTACGGACAGCATAAAGCGGATAAATCGCGTCCTCCGCAAGCGTTCTCGCTTGCAGAATCTGTGATTGAGTGGCTCCGCCAGCCTCCATAACAGCTATGAGGACCTCATAACTCTTCCGAATGACTCCAGCACTCATGCTTTTGTCATACTTGGAGAAGTCTCCGCCGAAGGTCCGATTAAGTTTAAGCATCATAGTGTGATATAGCTCACCCCAATCAGTGGAATAAGCATTCATACCAATGTACCACTCGCAAGCTTTGCGGTCCTTGGATAGATGATTTACCACTGGAAGGAAGATGCGCCGTGTGTGGGCACTGGCAATGAAATTTGCAGCTGCAAACATGCGTGCTTTACCCTACAAGACCTTCTCGATAGGTAGAGTTTCTTCCTTCAAACAGCCTTTGAAGGCGGATCTGGGACATATACCTTGGCGAAGCAATTGTCCCATGCGGTTGTACTCCCGTTGCATGGTCGGTTTGAATGACCATCCCTCGGTTTCACTGAAATTGAGGAATTGCTTCTTGGTCCCTGCCCATGGGATTCCGGCAGCTGTATTCCGTTTCATAGGGTTAATGTAAGCCTCCTCCGCGATGCCATTGATGACCTCCTGTGTGGTCAGCTCCTTGTACCTCCAATCAAGGTTTTGCTTGGACAGGTATGACCGATACGCTCGATCGAGCACGGACTTAGAGATGGTAGTCTTATCCTTAAGAAGATGTGTGAGATTTTGTATATAAGGATCTTTCTCCCACTCGCCATCTTTGGCCCGAAAGGGTGCTGGAGCGACCTTGTACTCCGGGTAGAGATATTCCAACTCGTCACATACCTCAGTGCGGATTAGGTTAGTCTTGGGCGTTGGTATTCGAGAGGGTAGTGTGCCGAGAATATGGGCGTTTTCAGCATCAATATGCGCGAGTCTACTGTGGGGATTCAGGCTCACAAACTAAGCCTTATCGATACCCCAGGCAGAATCGATATCAAGATCAATACCTTTAGAGAGTGAAAGGATCTAGCAAATGCCTTTGCCAGATGCGGAACCCGCAACATGCATACCAATAATCCGAAAGTTGGAAGCATTGAGATAGATCGAGCCACACAGTCCTTCTGCACTCGAATTTTCGATATGATACCAAGGGGCCTTCAAAGTGAACATCTTCGACTCTTGCGGGCCAGTAACCTTCGCGTACTAAAGATCCTGATCGACACGAACAGCGCTTCTCTGCACCACATGCAATTCCCCAGAAGAGATTGAGACACGCAGCACATCAAGCAGTTTTGGATGCTGTCGAGTGATAGCCCATGAAATATCCCTGGCCGGATGATCAATAGTGACAGATATCACGTCAGATGAATCATCTGGCATATCGGGGATGTTGAAGGGAATGGTTTTTCGGAAGCCAGGTCTTTTTATATGGAGTTGGGAGTCTTCATGGTCAGAAAAATGTCTGGGCACAGACATCTAACTGCTGGAAGTTGCCAATCCAAAACCAATCTGAACGACTTTGCCTTCGTCAGTCTCCGCACATATCTCGAAGAGAGTTCTGCGGAGCATATCCGACATAGATTTTCTGGTTAGACCAAGAGCTCGTGGATCATCATCTGGGAATTCTTCCTCCTCGCCAAGTTCGTCCCAAATCCCGTCCTGGGCCTTAGGAATGTCTTCCTTAGGCGGATCAGGTTTGTCTTCAGTTTCCTCATCAGAAGAACGCGCTTTCTTAACCATCTTGTAAATGAGCCACGCAGCTCCCAGAGAGATGATGATACCTAAGGCGGGGGGAACTATCTTGTCATAAAGAGAGCCAAAGAAGCGCTCTGATTCATCCTGGAGGACAGGTTGAACAAATTTCGCCATGTTTTTCGCAATCTTGGTTCTTATGACTCCAGCTTCCGCAAAAGCTTTGTCCTCAACCCTCTCCAAGACAGCTACCTTACACATAGAGCAATACTCCGCAATCATCCTGTGAGAACAAATGGGAGCCCGAAGTAATTCGGTATTGTAGTCTTTGGTCTGGGTGGCTTTGGCGAAATGAGCAATGGCAAAATCACGAAGGTATCCAAGAGCAAACTCCCGGTCCACACCAAGGTGCTTGGGCACGTAGAAAGCATTACCAGAGCCAACGATCTCAACGGTGTAAATGTTAATGCAGTAGATGTCGGTGCCCATTGGCAGATCAGATCTGAGTTGATGGGGAGAACCCTCAACTTGGTACTCAGGCTTGATACTGAAGTGAAACACTACAGGGAAGCGGCGAACCACTCCTCCGTTGACTCGATAGTACTTCCTAAGGGGGTTGTCGTCGGCCGTGTTATCATTAACATTGTCGGATGTCTTGATATTGGCGAGGGGTGTGTTGGAAGTTGCATAGGTGAAAAGATTGGTGAGAGGGATTCTTCCTTTCTTTGAGATCTCCGCCTGGTTGGTGGCAATATTGGTGGTGTTTTGGACCTGAAGGAGATCATCCAAGGTCTCATCCTGACCCTAGTCAGGATTACGCCAATTAATGTCGTCAAGACTGAAATACCATTTGCCAGGGTTCCACGTGCTCATAAACTTGTCTGCCGCGTTCCTCTCTGCGCCAAACTTCTCGTCACAGCTCTTGCCAAGAACATCGCCTACTATCCTGGTGGCTGCTGGAAAGAAAGTTGATTTGCCACAGTTGGGCCCCCCCCAAACAAAAACGCCCAAGGGCATTATGCGGGACCCAGATTGAATCAGCTCCTTCTCAATCTCCGAGCGCATGTCGTAGCATGTTTCAAGGCTCCTCTCTATCATGGTAATAGATTTGACGCCTCTACGCATACAAAGCTGGATTAGTCGCTCTCCATCACAGATTGCCTGGTCCAAATCTTGGATAAAGGCTTCCTAGATCTCAGTAGTACGGTTTGGGAAAACCTTACGGAGTCTTTGGACTTCCTTATACCAAGCAGGAGCTGTCTGACTTTCGAAACGAAATTCCGGGGGGAATTCATAAAAATAGGAGAGAAAGCACTCAGCAAGGTGGAACATAAGTTCCGCTGAGGACATCATGAAATCAGCTTTGCTAGTCATGTCGGGGAGATGCTTCTGGAGCTTCTTAGAAGCCCTCAGAACCTCCTTCTCAGAACCGATGCCAAGGTGTTTGGCCATTGGGGAGACCAGGAGTATGCAATAAACGGTGCTAACATTGTCATAAGCTGTAAATAGCTTCGACCAATTCCCAGTCATAAAACTATCCAAGAAACCCCGCATGGGGGCCAATGGACTGTTTTCCAGTTGGGTTTTCCCACTTTGGGCTAGATTCTTCATGAGAATCTGCTCGATAGTTGAAAGTCGAATGTTAGCGAGCTACATGTGCTCGATATAATGCTTTATGGCACTCATATACATGATTGCATTTCTAGCATTGTAGAGATCCAGTACTAGTTGGCAAGTCCAGGTAAGGGATTGCTCGTGCTCCCCGAGAAAATTGCGCATAACAGAGGAGCCCTGTGATGCGAAATAATCGGATTGAGAAGGGGGGGTAATCTCGAAGAGAGTGAACTCATCAACAGAGCCGTCAAGACGGCCAAATTGATAGTTGCCCACAAGAGATTGGGGGTAGTGGCCATTGCGATACATTGCTAGTATCTCAATGCCACGAAAGCCTTTATATTTCTAATCAAGAAAGGAAGCTTTGTAGACAGAATAAGCGTTAACATTGGCAAAACCATTGCGAGCGCTATACTTGACTTGATGAGGTGTGAGTCGCTTCCGTCCTGATTTGAAATTAAAGACGGTGAATTTGAAGGAAAAATGAGAAAATGCTTGTGCATAGTAGTCCTCTTCAAATCCATCTGCAATTAAGTTATTATTTATAGTCCTAGTAACTGCGCGGGACTCTACGATCAAAAATCTATCGTAAGTTTCAGAAGGGGTGATGTGGATCATGACGATAGCTATGTCTTCCTCAATGATAACATTGATGTTGCCAATATGGAATTGCTATCCGTCAGTGAAGGTTTGAAAATCAGGGGCATGGATTTGGTAATCCGGGGTGATGATGCCTTCACTAATCGCCATATCTCGGAGTGTTCCGAGTATAAATAGATCGTCAGTTGATAAGTGTGATAATTCGTGGTGAGGGTCATACAGTGGGTCCCACCATTGAAAGTGAGAGTGTTCTTGCATGAGACTATAATAGTCGGGGTAGGAATCATCAGCGGTCGTAGATAATGTAGGAGATGGAGCCTCTTCAGAGGGCTCCATAGGGGTGCTATCCCATCCTAGTTCTGGCGGGTTTCCGAATGCTTCATGGAACTTTGTCATGGTTTATTTGGATTCTAGGATTACTGTAGGATGTTGAATAAATATTGGACACTTACAGCATATGTGTCCTCACGGTGCTTTGATAGGGTAAGTAATTCACTGTTGTACATCGATTAACAGTGATGGTGAAAAGTAAGTGATAATTGTGATCAAATTTACTATTAAGAAGGTTTGAGAAATGCTTGTCTGAGACCACCTTCGCAGGATCTTTCCAAAGGAAATTGATTTTCCGCTAGTGTGGGGGTATTACACAGAATTACATTTATACCGTGGTAAGGTGAAACGAAACAGGCTGGAGCCAATTGTATTGAATGTTTCAGTTACTCTTTGTTTTGCAAAATAGACCAAACATGGAGGATAGCAGTCCATGCGCTACGTTGCAATTAGTGCCGCCAGGCACGTCGTAGTATCTCCGGTTAAGGAGTAAAATTTGAAAGTGAAAAAGGTGATTATAGGCCAATAGAGAATAGGTAAGAAATAATCGTAGATGATGTAAGAAATAAAGTGAAAATGAAGGGGTGTGTTTTCATGCATTATTTAAAGAAGAAGTTGTGAAGCCAGCCAACCATTGATAACTAGTATAGCTACCAATAGAAGGCGAGTCAAAGACTCAGATTAGTCTGGCTTAAACAAAGTGTGCGGACGCGATGAACGTCCGC